CGACAGCACTTGCCAAGGTCTGTTGTGATGCGTATATTGTGCGCGTAACTGGTAGTACTGCCACATAGAGCGGAGCATGCAGAGTATGGCCAAGCGCCAAGGTAAACGAACCCCTGAGATCGAGGAGCGTATCATCGACGGCCTGTCGAACGGTATTGCGCTGCGTGTGTTGTGCAGGCAGGATGGCATGCCTAGCTGGCGTGCTGTGTACGATTGGATAAACGCAGACGCGTCCTTCGCCTCACGCGTCGCGTGTGCGCGAGATCTGGGCTTCGAGGCACTGGCCGAGGACATCCTCGACATCGCCGACGACACGCCCGCCGTCAGCGAGCACGTGCAACTTAGCAAGATGCGCATCGACACGCGCCTGAAGCTGCTCGCGTGTTGGAACCCGAAGAAGTACGGCACGAAGCAGACCGTGGACGTCGGCAACAAGGAAAACGAGACGCTCAAGATCGACGCGAACGTCGACAACATCGCACTGACCCAATTACTATCAAGCATTGTGGCACAGCAGCCGGGCGCTGACGAGACTGACGCGGAAGCCTGATGGCCCCGCAGCACGACATCGTTGACCTATTCAACCGCGTGACCGTGGCGGGCCTCACGCCCATGCAGCGCGTGCACCTCGACTGGCAGCACCGCTGGCGCAAGACCGCACGCGCCAATCAGTTCGTGCCGCGCACCGACTGGACCGAGCTGGGCGTGCTGGCAGGTCGTGGCTTCGGCAAGACGCGCGTCGGCGCGGAATGGTTGGCACGCGCAGTCTTCGAGGACGAGAGCGGCTTCGATAGCTGCGTCATCGCACCGACCTATCAGGACGTTAAGTTCACCTGCTTCGAGGGGCCTGCGGGCATCCTCAACGTACTGCCGTCCGAGCTACTTGCAGATTACAACAAGTCAGACAACGTCATCAAGATGTACAACGCCGCTGGCAACATCTGCACCATACGCGGATTTACTGCAGAGAAGCCCGAGCGGCTTCGCGGCCCGCAGCACTGTCGCGCGTGGTGCGACGAGCTTGCCGCGTGGCAGTACGACGAAGAGACGTGGGACATGCTGATGATGGGCATGCGCCTCGGCCCTCGGCCGCAGGTGCTGTGGACCACGACGCCCAAGCCCAAGGAGCTGATCCGCACGCTGACCGCCCCAAAGGCCAGCCGCATCATCGTTCGCGGCTCGACGTACGACAACAGGGCGAACCTGCCGGACACCTTCTTCGACAACCTCGTGCAGTACGAGGGCACGACGCTGGGCCGTCAGGAGCTGTACGGCGAGCTGATCGACCCCGAAGAGAGCGGCATCATCCAGCGCAGTTGGATCAACCTGTGGCCTGCAGCCAAGGCGCTGCCCAAGCTCGACTTCATCATCATGTCGCTCGACACGGCCTACACCGAGAAGAGCCTCGACCGTAAGGGCGACCCAGACCCGACGGCATGCGGCGTGTGGGGCCTGTTCACGTACAAGGAGATGAGCCACATCATCCTGCTCGACTGCTGGGAGGATCACCTCGGCCTGCCCGACCTCATGAAGCGCGTCAAGAAGGAGCTCGAGGTGCGCTACGGCGACGACGAGGACGTGGCACTGATCAAGCCCATGTTCGGCAGCGCCAAGCCACAGTCATCGGGCCGCAAGCCTGACCTGCTGCTGATCGAGGACAAGGGCAGCGGCATATCCCTGCGCCAGATGCTCGACCGTCAGGGCATACAGGCCTTCGCATACAACCCCGGCCGTGCCGACAAACTAAGTAGATTACACATAGCATCGCCCATCTTCGCGCAGCGACGCGTCTGGATGCCCGAGAGCGACAAGAAGCCCGGCAAGCCACGCTCGTGGTGCGAGCCGGTCATACACCAGCTATGCAGCTTCACAGGCGAGCGCAGCATCAAGCACGACGACCACGTCGACCAGACCACGCAGGCGATCCGCGTCCTCATGGACAAGGGCCTACTGCGCCTGACCAAGCCACCGAAGCGCACCGAGGGTGACAGGCCCGCGCCGAAGGTGTACAGAAATCCGTACAGCCAATGAAGGACGATACAATGGACGAAGACGAAATGCCAGAAGGCGAGTACATGGATCTGCCCGACGTTGACGACGACGCGGTCGAGGACACCGAGGACGGCGGCGCGATAGTGCGCATGGACGACGACGCGCCACCGAAGGCCGAGAACGAGTTCTACGCCAACCTCGCCGAGGACATGCCAGAGCACGAGATGAGCAGCCTGTCGACGCAGCTCCTCGACCTAATCAGCAAGGACAAGGACGCGCGCAAGAAGCGCGACGAGCAGTACGAGGACGGCCTGCGCCGCACTGGGCTGGGCGATGACGCGCCCGGCGGAGCGCAGTTCGAGGGCGCGTCGAAGGTCGTGCATCCCGTCATGACCGAGGCATGCGTCGACTTCGCAGCCCGCGCCATGAAGGAGATCTTCCCGTCAGGCGGCCCCGCTAAGGACGCCATCAGCGGCCCGATGTCGGCAGAGAAGGTCGACAAGGCCAAGCGCAAGACGAGCCTGCTCAACTGGCAGATGACCGTGCAGTGCCCCGAGGTACGCGCCGAGCTCGAGCAGCTCATGACGCAGCTACCGCTTGGCGGCGCGCAGTACCTGAAGCTCGGCTGGGACACGCCGCGCAACCGGCCGACGTTCCTGTTCGTTCCGATTGACGACATGCTCCTGCCCTACGCAGCGACCAACTTCTACACGGCGCAGCGCAAGACCCACGTGCAATATATTACCAGTTTGGACTACGAAAACCGCGTACGCGACGGAATGTACCGCGACGTCGATCTGGCACCGGCCAGCATGGAGCCCGAGCAGTCAGTCGCAGGGCAGGCGAACGACCGCATCGAGGGCCGCGACGGCACCAGCTACAACGAGGACGGACTGCGCATAATCTACGAATGCTACGTCACGATGGAAGTCGAGGAGGGCGAGGGCAACGCGCCGTACATCGTCAGCGTCGACAAGACGACAGGCAAGGTGCTCGCGGTTTATCGCAACTGGGACGAGGAAGACGAAGCCCGCGACGAGATGTACTGGTTCGTCGAGTTCCCGTTCATCCCGTGGCGCGGCGCGTACCCAATCGGCCTGCCGCACATGATCGGCGGCCTGTCAGGCGCGGCCACTGGCGCACTGCGTGCACTGCTTGACAGCGCGCACATCAGCAACAGCCAGACCATGCTCCGCCTCAAGGGCGGCACGGCCGGTGGGCAGAGCCTGTCACTGCAGCCGGGTCAGATCGAGGAGATCGAGGGCGGCCTGAACGTGGACGACGTGCGCAAGCTGGCCATGCCACTGCCGTACAACCCACCATCGCCGGTCCTGTTCAGCCTGCTCGGCTTCTTGGTCGACGCGGCAAAGGGCGTCGTGCGTACGTCGATGGAGGACATCGCAGACAACAACCCGAACGCACCAGTCGGCACGACACTAGCCAAACTGGAGCAGGGCGCAGTCGTCTACTCCGCGATCCACAGCCGTCTGCACGACGCAATGGGACGCATGCTGCGCATCCTCGACCGTCTCAACGGCTTCAACCTCGACGACGAGAAGCTTGAGAAGGAGGCAGGCGACGAGCTTGCACGGCGCGATGACTTTGACGGCGTGCTTGACGTCGTGCCAGTCAGCGACCCGAACATCTTCTCCGAGGCGCAGCGCTACGCGCAGGTGCAGGCAGTGGCGCAACGCGCTGCGGCCATCCCCGGCATGTACAACATGCGCAAGGTCGAGGAGCGTATCCTCGAGACGCTGAAGGTGCCGAACGCCAAGGATCTGCTCAACCCCGCAATGGAGCCGAGCGAGCAGAACGCAGTGAACGAGAACGTCGCGGCGTCGCTCGGTCGACCGGTCACGGCATTCCCGAACCAAGACCATCTGGCTCACCTGCAGACGCACGTGTCGTACATGATGTCGCCGACCTTCGGCATGAACCCAGTCTTCGCGCCGGTGTTCATCCCCGCCATACTGAACCACATCAAGGAGCACGTTGCGCTTTGGTACGCTAGTAGCGTATTCGACGTGTCGACCGAGGCACTGAACGGCGAGGATCTGGGTGACGTGATGCGCGACATGGAGCCGAAGGACATCGAGGGACGCAAGGCACTCGACCGCATGCTGGCCGAGGCGTCGACGGCGGCCCTGTCCGAGGGCAGTCAGG